CTAACACAAATTTACGCTTTCCAAAATCTGGACTACTTGCATCCGTAATCATTAACGGAGAAATAAATCCAGATGGAAGCGAATCAACATCACCTTTACTAACCACAATAGAGTTGATGTAATCTGTTAATCTAAACCTAGAATTCTCAATTAGTTTAGCTAACGATTTTCTGTATGTTGAGCCTAAAAACCTCAAATTCAACTTAGAATCACCTCTTCATCCAACGCAATTCGTTCTAGAATGACATCCATAAATAGATCAACTTTCGCTTTTCTGATATAAGGAATGCTAACAGTTTTAACACTAAAGTTGTAATCAGCTAACACTTCAATGTTATCGCCGTATTCAATCATTCTATATTTAGTTGGGTCATCTTCATGTGGGAACCAGAAAATTGGAATTGTTCTACCTAATCCAATTCTACCTAATCCGGCAAATCTAGCCAACCTAACAGTGATAGCATTTATGACATCTTTGCTAACTTTTGAGTAAATAGCTAAGTCAGGCATATATGCAACAGCAGGTAAAACCATTCCAATATAATCAGGTCCACGATCTTCAATCGGAATTGGAACCGTCACTCCATTATATTCCCATTCAACTGAATTTTTATTAAACCACATTTGTTGCAATTTAATTGGATTTTGCTTTCCTTCGGTCGATCCCGTTTGAGTCACAATTAAGTAATTGAACTCTGGTGGAATCGGGAAGAATTGAGCTCCTTTTTTGCTTTCAATCTTGGGAATTGGATCGAGACTAGTGTACCTCAATTTATTTGTCATAGCTACACGCAAGCCCGTTTTAGGTAGGAAACTTGCTTTAGCCAAGTCATCCTTTTTAGGCTTAGTTTTTAACTTGAATTCCTCGGTAACGTGATCCCATTTTAAGTAATAAGGGAGATTAGTTCTAAGCAACTCCATAAATAATTCAGCCAAATTCTTACCTGGATTAATGTAGGGGGGAACTTGATCTTTACTTAAATTGAGTCGGGTTGTGTCGCTAAGAAAGTTGATTTTACTTTCTGGAACTCCAGCTAAAATTAAGATGTCGCGTAAAATACTAACAATGATTCCAGGCTTACCATGTGTTGCAATGCCGTAATCTATTAAGTTAATAGATTGTAGATTCATCTGTGTTGCCACAAAATGCCATGGAGTCCTAGCCTCAATTTTAAACTTTGATCTTAAATTTTCACCATCAGATGTTTGTTCAATAGATGAGACAATTCCACTAAAAATGTTGTGCCAAACTCTAGTGTCATCAGCATAAGTCAAATTAGGTGTAACTGATAATGCAGGTGTAGTTGGTGCAGTTCCAGAATCGTTAAAACAAATTTGGTACTTAATTGTCCACCAACTACGGTTCCGAATATTCTTAATCTTGTTGTAAGGATCATGAACTTCCAATGTCATAGTGACATCTTTAATGTCCTCAGCTGAAGTAACTAAGTTTGTAATTGTGCAACCTTCAGTAGGCAGAACAAGATAATCCTCAACTTCATCCACAAAAGTTCCGTCTAATGCAACATAAGCACTTTGGTAAAGAGGTGAAACTTTATCTAAACAAACAAAGTCAATTTGTAATTTAACTTTTTGAAACACAATAGTTGTGTCAAGGCTAAAGTTATTTCGCTTACCTTGATTTTGTGTGTCAGTCGAAACTAATTCTTCTTCTACTCCGTCTGCATCAATGCCAAATGCTTTAACATTAAAACTTGTTCCGGTTGGAGTATCACCAGTAAGATCAATGAACAAATCTTTATCTGTTTGCCTTCCTACTGCATACGGTAAAACAATTTCTGAATTGTTTAATCTTTTCTTTCTACCATGTGTGTACTTACAATATCCCATGCGAAATGAAACATCAAACAAATACGGATTTACACCAAAATAAACATATTTTGGCGTAGGGTCTAAAATTTGCGAACTTCCAATAATGGTGTAAGATCGCCCTAATGCAGGAATTTCGGATTTTCTATTTGATTCGTCAATTAAGTAATCTTTAGCATTGAGAAGAAGGTTTTCAAAAGGGCCAGCAACTTGAATTACCATGAAGCCCGCGGTAAATTGTGTTGGGGCTCTTCGGTGAATCAAAAACGAATTTCCATCTATTGATGCTTTTCCTAAATCCTGAACAAGAATTAATGGATTTTCGTAAACTCCCGGTTCTAATATATCAACACACGCACAATATAAATAAAGCCGTCCGGCCCGCATTTTAATGAAGTAATAACTTCCGCGAACTTCACGACCATTGTGAACTCTTTCCAACACTGGACCAGTAAAACTTAAAGTCCAGGCAGTGTCCTCTTCTGCAATATGAGCATAAGAAAAACTATGCTTAATGTGAAAGATTATGGGAGAATACGGATCATCAAAAATTTGTGTTCGTAATTTAGGTGGGGTGTAATTTCTGTTATCGACTGATGGATTGTCAGCTTCATCACTTTCCACTTTATAAGTTGATCTGAAAATTCCGGGGTCCGCTACACCACTTAAAGATTGAGTTAATCCACCAGATGCGGAACTAACCAATCTCGTCATGAAGTTTTTACCCGCTGTTTTCACGCTGGTGTCATTTACTGGGCCAGTTGGTGGAAAACGGTTATCGTCGAATCCTTTGTGATATGGAGATTCAGTAAAATCCGGAGTTTTTTCAAAGTCCGCTTCGGTTAAATATTCAATTTCCTCGTTTAAAATATCAGCATAAACACTATCAATTGAACATTGAGCCATTAAACCCAAGTCACAATGTGTTAGCCCAAATGAAGTGTTTAACTTCACGGATTTAAAATCTTGGTACGCCTGAATAGGTGGATTTTTGAATCCCACAAAAGGTTCGCCTAATATAACTCTAAAAGATGCACCCATGATTTTAAATATCTCCCAATGCTTTTATCTGATTACGAATTCGAGTTCCATCCGAATCTGTTGGATTAAATTGAACTCCTTGCAATGCTTTCCTAAATTGCGCTCCACCACCGTATAACCCAGCGGCTTTTAAATATTTATCTGCGGCTTTATCAATTTTGTCTGCGGCTTTATCTAATTTGTCAACACTCTTGCCTTTGCCATTGTTGATGAAGTCGAAGATTTCTTTAAGAACTCGTAGTTTAAGGTTGTCAAGTTTATTTAACGCTCTGACCATTATGATAATGGGATTAATCGCAATCGCAAAATACGCCATTGTCAGTGCAAAATCTTTAACCTTCAATCCAATCTCTTCAAATTCCATCTTTAAGCTATTAAGCTCTTTACGAATTTGATCTGTGTTTGGTGAAACGACATCCATGTTTTCAAACATTTTGTCGAATTGGTTCTTGCTTAAATCACGCAAATTTAAGTAGGCTTCAAGTTCGTTAGCTTTAGCATATTGCAATGCCGCCACGTCATTTTCAATGTTATATAATGTGCGTAGCTTTGCAAACAGAATTTCCGGTAATGCTTCAGAATTCATTCTGTTAATAACATCACCAACGTTCTGCCCTGTTTGTGCCGCAATAGCTCGTGCGGGCCCAACTTGATTTAAACTTGTTTTTCTAAACGTTGAAAGTTGATTAGCAAAATCGGATAGGTTAACAACAGCCGCAGATAGACCAACTCCAAACGCAACAATCCCGGCACCAACTGCCGCTATTGGCATAACCAAACCAGTTAAAACTGGAATCATTGATGACAACTTCATTAATCCAGAAATAGCTGGCATTTTAGACGACAACAATTGTCGTAATGATGCGACTGCACCACTATTATTTCCTTTATTAATGTTGTCCATCATATGATCTTTATGGAATCCTGCTCTCAGTTTATTCCATTGACTGATATGAGTTGACGGACCAATGTTAGGGCCAAAACTTCCTACGGGTGGGGGAATGATTGGTGGTGGAGTAACTGGCATTCCATTAACGATACTAGGTGTTTTAGATTTATTTCCAAATCCGCCAAAGAATCGAAACATGCTGGAATTCTGGAACGCATTTTTGAACAAGTCAATTTGTTGCGCGCTAAAAATTCCATCACCTGAAACACTGCCAGCTAATCCACCTTGTTTACTGCTGTTACTAACCCGACTAACACCCTGTGATGCTTTAATGCTTGCTAACCTATCAAGGGCTTTATGCAACTTTCTAAGTTCTAACACAAGCGGGCGCAAGCCCTTATCTATTTTAGATATGGACCGATCTAACTTAATTACTTCTCTATCAAGTGAATTGATAACAGATTTAATCAAGGTCAACGAAGTCTTGAGGCCCGTTATCCCCGTGTCCTTCAGTTGAATTTTTATCAGGTGTGTTGCCATAATTAATCAGATTATTTACTAGTCGAGATTCATTTACTAAGGGCAAGTCCAGACCTTCTTTACCCCCAAGTCTTTCATTAATTGACCAGAGAATGTTATAAACAAACATTTCTAATTCTGGATCACGTTTGAAAACTTGTATATATTGACGTGCTATTCCGAGAGAAGGTCTGTCAGTTTTTTTGAGACTTCAGCAAATGTTTCGCCCAAGAAAGTAAAAAGTTTTCGATGTTTAATCATGCTGTCATCCGACATAACAAATCTTAAACAATCATCAAACTCCAAAACTTTACTTGGGCATTGAGCAACAAACATTAATGCCGCAGTGTAGAGTGAATCTTCTGGAACATATGTTTGGTGACCACCGAGAATAGAACTAAAATCTTGTTGTCCAGTCGAATCCATGTAGGCTTCGTGGTTTTTAATCTTATTTACAACTTCATCGAAAGCCTGAACTTCCGAAAAGCCAAAACTCGACATAAACGTTAAATCTTTTAGTTCTGGATATGCTTCTTCTATGCTAGGAAACTTAACATAGTTTTTAATGTAGGGGATTTTTTCTGTCATATTAACCTTTAGCTAATCACTGTTGTGTTACCTGGGGAACGAAGTTGCTGATTAAGCGTTCCAGAACCAGAAAAAACTGCGCGGAACTTGAATTTAAGTGTAAAATTCACTTCCTGTTTGTTTGCAGTTTGATCCATTCCAGACAACGTTGCCCAAATGATTGTAGTGTCCAATCCAAACGAATCAGCGATAGTCAACTTTGTGACATAATTGTGTGCAGATTCGGTTGAAGCATCAACCAAAGTTTGTGCATAAACAATTGCTCTATGAAAGTTTGTTAAATCCTTCATAGTTTTGCGTGATGCGTAACCTTCCAATGTAATCTCTTCATCAAATTCATAGGGAACGTGATTAGAGCTATCTAAATCCATCGGTGATAGATTAGACGTTTCGATTGTGTGTGAACGTGTAACACTCTTTAAAACACCACGAAAAACGAATGTGGCAGAGTTAAAGTTTGTTGCATGTAAAACTGTCGAGGTTAAAGCGCAATCTTCATCTAATTGGAAGAATTCCGCAGTAACAGATTGAGAACGTCCAGTTGCTAAACAAAGTGCAACACTCATTTTAATATATCCTTGATGCTATTGACTAACTTGAGAATGTTAATCTCTACTAAACCTTCAACAGTTGAAATGCTGGTTGGGTGTAGTAAAGTTTCACGACGAACAGTTAAATCTGGAATTCCCATTTCCAGCCTATTGAAATATTTAGAGGAGTTTGTGATTGTTATTCCATTTGCGTTTATGATTCCTTGCCAGTTTCTGTAAAAATTTCCTTTTCTTTTGTTGATATAGCGGTAATCGTTTTTGTAAGGTAATGCTCGACGATTAGCTGGATTAGCGGAATATGGAGTGTTATCATCCATAAATTTACGTGAGTAAGTTCCAGAACTTAATTCTTTGTAAAACTTAATAACATCATTTCTGATTCCTTTTTTTATATCATATAGTTCCATTAGTACAACACCGTCGCTTTACATTCTAGAACTCCAGAATATAGTGTAGACCGAGTTCCAACTAACGCTTTATTAAGTAAATCTTGTCCCGTTATATCAATCGGCATTTGAGAATTAAGTTGAATTAAATTACTTAAACATGGATCATTAATCAAATTAGTTCTCAATTTACCTAAAACTCTGTACAACGTTTGCTTTAATTCTGATCGCAATTTAACATTAGTTGCTGGCAACGCTTTGTCAAAAGTTCCAATCTTAGTTCCATTATTCCATGCAGTTAATCTGTAACTTTCTGTGCCACTAGAAAAAACTTCATTTAATTCAAAGAACGGATTATTTGTTACCGTACCTAAAGTTGCGTTTGCAGTTGTTGTTCCAGTAGTTGTGATGGATGGATTAAATTCCATTTCCTGCTTAGATGACATAATCAAATAAAGTTTAATATCAAAAACTTCAGATGAATATTCCATCACTTCTGAAAACTGACTTTCTTCTCCTGAAGCATTAAACGTTAAGTAACAAATAGGCAATGAAAGTTGTGCATCTGGTTGTGATTCAAAAATTCCAAGGTATTGTTCCCAACTAAAAGTTTCAACAACTCTTGTAGTTAAAACTGAATAGTTTAAAATCGTTTTTACACGCTTCAGAAACTCTAATTGCAGATCACCAAAATCACTCATAAAACAGAAACCAAAACCCTAAACCAAAACAAAAACAGAAACCAAAACTTTAAATATCCGTTCTCTTACAATGAATAGTTGCATCTTTGAAAAACCAAGTAAATCTACGTTCGGGTGTAATAACAGCAAACGTTTGACCGTCATCCTCTGAATCTGGATTAATAAACACAACTTTAGAATTGACTGGAATATTCACATTGTCAGGAATCGAGAATGTTTCAATTGCGTAACTCGATTTAGGTTCAGTTGATGCGCTAAAAGCATTGGCCTCAACAAAAGCATTTTTAGTTACACGCAAACATTTACATCTAAAATTAGGAGTGTCGGGATAATCCAATCCGGTACCGTGTAAAAAACTCTCCAATTCTGGAATGTAAACATCTAAGTAAGTTGGTTCCATTTTATGAAACCTATTAAAAACGTTCACCTTCGTCCACCTATATTAACTCTCGGTGGTAACTTACCAGGTTGATAGAAACTAGCATATTTCTTAGCCAAAGATTTAAGTGAAAATTGATTTAAGATTGAAACTCTGCGACCTTGTTGGTTGTAGTGAACTTCACGGTCAGCATGAATAATAGCTTTAACCGCATCCGAATCCGTAGTCATATCTTCATTAGTTGCAATTCTTTCTATTGATCTAATATATTGCATTAAACCAATTTTAATGTCGTTAGGAAACGATGCCCCACATCCCCAAACCGCTTCAACTTTAATGCTATCGCGATTATTTGGAAATAGGTTAACATACGCACCATAATTGTTTATGATGGGTTGTGTTAATGAAATAAAATTGTTAAACGCAAGTTCTCTGCCATAAGGAATCACATTAATGAATTCAAAATGTTCTTCTGGAGTTTGTCCATCATATCGAACAAAACTCACTTTCGTTAATGAAGTAAAAGGATGAACAGGTAAAATGTTTTGATTGTTACCAGAAAAGTAACGAACTACCGCAGTTCCTGTAGTGTCTGGATCATAGCCAGTTTCTCTTAGAAAATCTTCTTTCCAAACATCAATATAAAGTTGTAAAATTGTGTCGCCCAAAGTAGGTGCAACACCTACTTGACTTGTGTACAAATCTTTTATCGAAGATAATGTGGGCCAGGCCATGATTCAAACCAAAACTTAAAAAATGGGGAAACCGATTTCGCGATTTCCCCTATTTCCGTACGCGCTTGCTTTTCCCTACTTGAGGGAAACTGTTTTTTGCAATTTTCTTATCGAGTGTGACGACCCATTGATAAATAGGCTTCGTATCGAACAGATCGACTTGTGCTACCACCAGCTACAATTGTTCGCAATCGAATATAACGCTTAATATTACGAATTTCGAAATTGTACATTGCGGGTTCAGCGGCAACAGCATCAGTGATGATGAAATTACCACTTGTATCCATTAAACTCCCAGGAACATCAAAAAGTGTTCCTGCTACTCCGTCCCAGTTAGTTCCATCTTCGGAAGTTTCCAAAGCCCAGTTGACTGTAACGTTTGATCCAACAGCAGAACCCGAAATTAATCGTAAAACTCCCTTGAGAGTTACTAAATTCTTGTCCTTTTGTCCTAAATCAATTGCAGTAGAGTTGAATGTTGCGGCAGTAGTGTGAGTTACATCCGCAACTCCACTAAACTTAAATAATCCAGATTCAGTTAAGCTCATAATTAGACGAACCTCAAATTGTGCATTTGTGCAAAAGTTTTGGGGTCTTTATTCAGGAAGTTGTATCCCATTCGAATGTAGTAATTCATGGTTTTACCATCTTGTCCTTCAATTCGATAAATAGGACCACGTTGACGATCATAGGAAGTAAATGCTTCCAATCCTGGAGTGTTAATCTTTGCAAAAAGCAACGAAGTAAAGTTCGAGCCAATTGTGGAAACTCCACTTGCGGATTCTGTGTTTGGCAAAATCGGATTGATTTGATAGTTAGGATAGAAGTTACCTGGATCGAAGAATCGTGCTCCACGATAAGTAACTACAAAACGATCAAAAGCATCCCGAGTTGTTTCAAAACCAGAACCAGCTCCAAGAAGTCGAATAGCCGCATTAATTCCTGCAAATGCTTGAGTGTTCAAGAAGATGACTACGCTACTAAAATCAGTAGAGTTATCACACATGTGTGAACAAATGATTTCAAGTTCATAAACAAGTCTTTGAGCATTTGCCAAAGTCATTGCAGATGGTCGTAAATCAATTCCACCCAAGTCTCGCTTCAATTCAGTTGGAATCTTATTTGTAACTGGATTACGCATCCAACCACGGATTCCTTGGAATGATCGAGCATTTCCAGTTGTCACATCGTTGTTAAGAAACTTGTTGTTAAAATCTCGCGAGAAGATTCCTTGCCAAACTCTTAATTGAAACGTAACTGGATCAGTGATGTTAGCTCCGTTTTGTTGAACTAATGGATCAATGCTGAACTTGTGGAAAGCCCATTTGAAACTGGATTCAACCGAAGTTGGGTGAGAAAGGATTTCCGTAGAATCCATTTCCAAACCAGTCCAGTTAATTGTTCCGGCATTTTCACCATGGAAAACTGCATCCCTGATAACATGATGATCAGTCCACTTAAAGTCAAACAAACTCAAAATGGATTGGTGATTTGATTGTGGTTCAAAAATTTCGCGGATTTGGGGCTCATTTTGATAACCCGCCGCAAGATCAGTATAAAACATAATTCTATTCCTTCATTGTCGAGGGTTAAAAAAATTCCCCTACGCATTAATATATTAATGAGTAAGGGAAAAATTGTTTAGGAGGATTACTTTACAAATGCTTATTTTTTCTTTTGCGCATTGACCACTGCTTCCTGATTAAATCCTTCAACTTTTTTATCTAATGGATTTGGATTTCCTTCGCCACCTTCACCTTCTTTCTTAGTAAACGGATTAGGTGTTGATCTACCAGTTAAAGTTTTCTCTAACAAGCGTGAAATTGCTTCGGCTCTTTCTGGAGTTTTAGGGTCTTGCCAATCTTCAGCAAAATCAGACAACAATGCCTTTTCTTCTTCTGTTAGTTTACTAACTTTTTCCTCAATTAACAAACTACTCTTAAACTTCCCAAACAACTCCGAATAGTTTGTATTAAACTGCTCATTTTTAGTTGTTAATTCGTCTAATTGAGTTTTATGCGTTGCTAAGTCTGTTTCTAATTGAGTTAGTTTAGTTTGTGCTTCTTTAGTTTGTTCAACTTGTGCGGCCAACGTTGCTACTTCAATTTGCAATTTAGCTTTAGATTGAATTAATTCCTGATAAGTGTCAATGTCAATAGTGACGATGTTTTCTGTTTTATCGCTCATGATTTTCCTCCGAGATTATTTTTAAGTGCGGTTAAATCTGATCCTTCTGTTGGAACAAATTTACTGTTTCTAAACACTGCAACACTGTAAGTGTTATCGAATCCCACAAACTTCCATTGTAAACTTTCTTCAAAGGATGGCCCTTCTGGGAATTGTTCACGAATTTGGTCATTTGTAATTTTTAGCAATTCAGGTCTTTCTCTAAATGCCGCCACATCCTGTTTCATATGCGTAACGGAATCAAAGTTGAATTGTGTTGTAGGTCGTTGATAGCGAATTAAAAAGGGATCGCCAATTCCTAAGAATTCCTTTTCCTCTTTAATCTCATAATAGGTTTCACCTGTTTTGCTATCAATAAGAATTTCAATGTCGGTGAAGTGCTTCTTTATAGTTACCTGATCTTTCTCATTAACTAATTCACTATAGTTTTCAATTATAGGAATCGACACTTCTTTTGATGGTTTTACTAGTCGGATTTTTAATATACCATTAGTCATAATTATTCGCTCTCTTTTGATTCTTGCCTAGCTTTAGCTTCAGCATCTTTGTTTTTGTTGTTTTTGTTGTTTTTGTCGTTTTTGTTGTTTTCTTTTTGTTCTTGTTTTTCTTTTAAGTCTTGGATTTGTTTTTCAATTTGCTTGCATTCTTCTTCAGTTGGATCAAGGTCTAGTAAAGCGTTAAATCGTTTAATTGCGGATGGAATAGTCAAAATTCCAAGGTTCAATCCACTCTGGATCATTTGACTTTCCGTCAATCTATCTCCCGGTCCCATGTAATGAAGTCCACGAGGTCGATCTAAATCAACATTAAACTTAATTTCATCCGGTTCAATCGGAAGTTCAATTAATCCCTTCATATTCGCCATTTTAGCAACCAAAATAAAGAGGTCTAACAAACCTTCATTGAATTTATCGCGTAATGGCGTCAACTTAGTGATCGCAGGAGTGAATTGGCTTCGAGTCATTTCACTTGTCACATTTCCTTTATTAGTGACATCTTTCATTCGATTAATAGTAACTCCAAGTGATTCGTAAAAAAGCATCTTGGCATCTTCTACCCAGCTACGAATATAAGCCTGAAACTTTCCACTAGCTTCTAAGATTTCAATTTGTGGTGTGACTAATTCCTGAGTTTCCTCATTCATAGTTGAATGAACTTCTAAAGCCTCACCACTTTGTAATGTGTTAATGTTGCTTGGTGGAATTGCATCCTTAAAAACTTTGATTGGAAATGCTTCGCGAGAATTAGCTTCTTGCATCCAAGCATAAACCAAGTCAATTGCTTTCAGGAGTTTAAACCGTCCATCTAAATCAAGAGAAACAACTCGCGTAGAACTCTTTTTGTGATTAGTGAACAAAACTCCCGGAATAGTTCCCAACTCGTTTGGAATAACTCGATCAATGTCACTTGGAGTCATCCCCATCATAGCTTTCCAGAAAGTTTCTTTATAACTATATGGATATTCGTCGTAGTCGTACACACTGTTTTCAATTTTAATTGATTTGTAAATTGTTCGTGTTTCTGGAGTTAACAATTCGAATTGCCATGATTTATATCCACCTTCATCAACCACGTAATGGAGAAAAACCGCATCAAGTGATTCATCATCTACTGAACTGAAAACTGGAGTAAATTGATTGGGTGACAAAAGTTTAAACTTAAATCCTTTGTCCGCGCTCCAAGCTGGCATCACAAAACACATTCCAAATAATCCCATAAAATTGCGGATCAAATGAAGTCGTAACTTAATGTTTTTCCAAAAATGAAATCGGAACAAATCACTTAAACTATCTTTTAGTTTATTAGATGTTTCAATTTTAGCCTCTCCTTCAATAATGAATTCAGTTCTAAAATCAATTGCTGTTTGTGCATGTAGAAACCCAATTAATCTACTATTTGCAATTAAATCTTCATTGCCAGGTAAACCAAAAGTTGGATATGCACAACTATTATAGTGCGCCCAACTTTCAGCCCCAGCAAGTAACATTGTTCTATGATGTTGTGGAACGTAATAGTTTTTCATTTTTTCCTTCACTTAACCCGCCTATGAATTACAACGTTTGCACGTTTCTTCTCATTTTCCTTAACTACTGTCAGTGTTTTAATCTTGGAATTGATTAACAACCAGTTTGCCAATGCTAACATAATTACGCAGTCATCATGCCTTCCTTTTGGTGCTCCTAGCTTTCCGTTTGGTAAATTGGAGTAATCTTTTAACTCCTTAACTATAAACGTGAATGGAATCTTAAACAATCCCTCATTAAGTGAATCTTTTAAAGTTGACATCACCAATGGTTTTGTTTTCATGTTAGTTTGAAAACCAAATCTGTCCCTTAGTTTTTCTTTCTTTCTTTTGTTTCTATCTTCGGGTTCTTCATGCTTCCAAATTAAATGCAGAGGGTAATTATTTGCAATTACTTGTTGGATCACAGCATGACCGTGATTGTTCCTCTCTATTATTAACTCCGCGCTATTATAATATGCCCCCAGCTCTGTGATGATGTTACCCGTTGAGGCTGAGTCGAGTAAGGCCGATCTAACCAATGCCACAATTTCCCACGTCTCAGAGTCGAACACCCCTATTACTGTAGAGTCAGCGTCCACACCCTCGGACGGGTCACAGGCCAATTTGTATATTCTACCTGCTTGGGGACGTGCTAGAACGAAGATTTCATTTTCATTCCTTAAATTACAATGGTGCATAAACTTAGGCAATGTTTGTGATTTATGCTTTAATTGCTCCAAATTCTTCTCATGTTTACTCAAGTTGTCAATGGACTGAACATTAAAATAGAGGTTTCCTTTATTTCTAAACGCTTCGTTAAGATTCGAGGGATATTCTTGTTTGAAAAGAGCTAACCCGTTTCCAAGATCGGAAACTTCAAAAGTGCGAATCTTCTTACGTCGGAACAGAATTTGGCCCTGTGTGAGCAACAATTCTTGTGCTAAATCTTTTTCATTCCCAACTACTCCATCGTGTAAAAATTCAAAATCATCAGTAACCGCTTCTGCATATTCTGCAATCATATGCCAAGGATCAAATAAAACCATGTATTCGGATGAACCTTCTGCGGCTTGCATCGTTAATTCGTAGAACATTCCAAGTGTTCCATTACCAGTTGATTCCCAAATTATATTTCCATCTTCGGGAATTGATTGCACAACACCAGTTAGTAGTTTAGGTGCATTAACATAAAAAGCAGCTTCAGTAGCAAGCAAATTATGATAAGTAAAGCCACGGCCTTTTTCAAATGATTTGTCAGTTCCAATATGAAACTTCGAATTGTTTGGAAGTAAGATTTCACGCGAGTTGTCCTTTAAAGTAGAATATTGTTCAGTAAACGCAAATCTCTTTAACTGCGAACTAATCCGATCCTTAATTTCAACTGACGTATCCTCTAGGTGTGCGAGGATTAGAGTTAAAGTGTTAGCAATATTTACACCAGTTAAAAGTTTTTGCGAGGACCAAAATGTTGAACTTCCAACCTGACGAGGTTTAACGACAATTGCCCTACAACCTCTCCAATTCCTAACTCCACCGTAAGGAACTACTGCTTTATTGTAGTAGTTTTGTTGAATTGGATTCATGTTCTCATAAGTAAATGGAATCACCTGACGATTCTTACCTATGATTGTTAAATCACCAAAATCAAAAAACCGAGTAGCCGAATTTTTGTTTACTTGTTCTACGCTCTGTTTCAGAATGTCATCAAAGTTCATGTTGGTTTTCGTCCATTGCAATCATGTTCTGGTAAAGTTTACGAACATCTAGAGTTAATCTACCAAGTTTTTCCGGATCATTCACGTAAAGTTTAACCACCTGGAAAACTGAAGCCATGAAAACTTTAATCTGTGTTTCAGTTAATTGTTTGTTTTCGCGGGCCTTTGAAGTGTCACGAGCTGAAAGAGCTTTAGTTTGTGAATCAATGAGCTTAACAATGATATTTGATTTGTTAGTGACTTGATCCAAATTCTTCTTGCGATCTCGAAGTCGATTCACTAATTCCATTTCGGCTCTTGTTAAACCATCTTTATCTGCAAAATGTGAAAGCAAATCCCCAGTTAATTGCTTGTCAAAGAATTCGGGATTCTGCTCGTTAATTTCCAAAACTTCGTTGACTAGGGAGCGGAGAACTGACAAGTTTTCTTCGTATTGCCTAGAAAAAACGTCGTTAGTTGTTAAAATGTTTCTAATCGGGGCCGGGGTTTCGACTTCACCACCAACAATGATTTGGTTTGAATTTGGTTCAAATTTTTCCATCTTCTTTTAACCTATCTAGTAGTTTCTTTTTGGTAATGTGGTAGGAAGCGTCGCCTTTTTTACGCAACATGAATTCTTCAAATTCTTCATCAGTCACGAACATTGATTTAAATTCAATTAAGTCAAAGTCAATTGTTTCCTCAACTTTGGCGACACTAATTATTGTTTCTAACGGCGCTTCGCGCCGCCGCCTTCTTGTTTCATTATCGAATTCGTTTAAGGTGTAAGTGAGCAAACGACTAAAAGTGCGATCTGGAAACTTCTCCGCATCTATAAACAATTGTGGCAAAATCTCTTCTATGACTTCACGTTTACGACGTGTCACACGCATCAACAATGTTAAAAATGTATTTAACCCGAGCGAAGCGAGGGCCAATCGGAGATTGGTACACTTCCAAGAATTCAAATCATTATAATTTTCCATTTTCATTTATTTGTCGGAGACAAGATGAATTCCACGAATTAATTTCATAATAATTCATTTCAATTTCGTAAACCTAAATCGGAGACTGGAACTAGACCAACTACTTAAATCATTATAATTTTCCATTTTCATTGGCTTGCATGAATTCATTTTAGTTTCTAGATGAGTTCCACTCATTCATTTTAATTTTGTTTTATTTATTTTATTTTTTTTTTATTCTAACTCACCGGCGACATGTGACACGGGATGGCTCGACCACCTCTCACCCCCCTACGGGGGGTTGAGAAGGTGTTTCGCCTGTACATCCGGGGAAGTACACATGATCGACAGGGGAAGTACAGAGGAAATGGGAGTTTCGCCCGTCGGTTTCCCCTGTTGAACCGTGAGGTTCAACCGTTGGCTTCGCCCGTCGAGGATGTTGCCCGAGCCTTGCGCTTTGGTGCATTAGTGATTTCAGTGAACTGATTCATCAATTGTCCAAATGAAGCGTTTAATGCACGTCGCAATTGGTCTGCATCAACCGAAGCCCAATTAGCTTGTTCCGCAATCAAAACTTCCATAGATGGATTCTCGACACCAAACAAGGTGAGTTTGCGAATCCCCTTCTTTCCAGTAGCAACTGTGAGTGTTCCGAGAATTTCTGTGACTTCAGCACATGAAGTTGCGTTTGGAAACAGAGTGTCAAAACCCTTGATTTGAGTTTTGAGAATAGGTCCGGCAACGTCCCAATCCACTCTTGAAAGAGCATTTGCTAATTTGCTCCACTTTTGGATCGTCGATTGTCGAAATGTTGATTGAGTTTGAGTTTGAGTGTTTTCCATAATCATTTCCGTTTGTTGCCCTATGCCTACTAACGTAGGCGGGGCGGGATTTTTTGCGTTCCCACTTTTGTGGGTGGGATTAGGCCGGGATTTTTTCTGTTTGGGCTTTATCGTTCCCATGACTTCTTTATAGTACCACACTCAATTTTTGGTTGTCAAGAGTTTTCACGGAATTTTACGAAAATTTCTCTATCCGGGATTTTTGGTTGTCAATGGTTTTCACGAATTTTTTTTCTGGTCGGGGTTTTTGGTTTGTGTTTTGGTTGATTCGATTGTTTTGAAATTTTTTGTAAAAAATATTTTTCAAGTCGAAACTCTTCCGCTTAAATTCTGTCAGTTTGGCTGGAGCCAGGGTGCATTTACGTGTCAGTAACTAGGTTTTAAACTAAAAAGACCCCGGTCAAAAGTTGACCGGGGTTGAGATCGACTAGAGAGTCGGAGTTAACTTGCCGGACTCTCAAGTCTAGCTAGAGCATCCTTGAGTGTCTGCACCATGCTCCAGTAGACTATGTAGGTGACCCCATCTTCGTTCATCACGTAGAGGTCGGAATCGGGATTTACTTCCACGGTTAGATAGTCGTTCTTATCTGGCTCCAATCGTAATGTAACGTCATCGAACGGGCAATCTTCGACGACTCTCTCAAGTTGTTTTCGCGTGATATTCGCGTTTTCCAACAGGGAATGGGAGTCCACGTAGAATGCCCAAACTCCAGGGACTACCCACCATCGTTCATTAATTCCACGGGTGTTGCTGACGGAGTGTATTGATCGTTGATTTTGTTTCATGTTCATTCTAGTTGAGGGTGTAATTATGCCCCCAGGGTTAACCAAGGGAAGGGTTCTGGGGCCGGACGGGACGGTTCGAATTTTGCTTCACGTCCCTTTGCCCAGAGCGTAAGCCATGAGGCGAGGTTTTCCACGTCATCATGCTGTAGATTCCCCCCGCGACCGGGGGGAAGTTGACTTGTGAATTGCGCGTAGAGATCATGGCAACCTTTGTTGCTCAGGCCCGTGAAGGCTTGAAGTTCAGCCAATTGCGCCGGAGTCAATTTTGCTCACCTTCCACCATTTCGGATGCTTCACCTTCCACGGATTCAACGTCAGCACTAGTGATTTGTTCTGGCGCGTTCTTTTCGCTCTTTTTTGGCGGCATGTTTGCCCCTGTCCGCTTGTTTGGGAATCCAAGGGCATTTTTAGTTACGGGCATGAATTCGCGCAAGGCATAGTTGACATGCCCGAAGTTCTTTTTGGTTTGCGTCAGCATGTCCAAAATTGCGGGTTCCACTGTTGCATTCCAAAGTGCCTTCAATTGGGCCGCTGTTTCGTCGTCAACACGACCTGCTGACCCCTCGGGGTTATTTACTCTATCCCAAGTTTTCAGCGTGCGTGCGAGGTCATCAGACACTTGCAATTGACTTTCTGCGAGAGTCGCGTAGTCTGCGAAAACTTGGAACCACAAGTCAAGATTATCGGAGTCAATTTCGCCAAGGTTTACAAGATCGTCTGCAAGCTTCCCAAAAAAGCCCTGAACCCAACGAAGTTGCGCTCCAGACACTTTAGTTCTCTTCTGGCTCTTCTCGTCTAGCGTTCCCAACAGGACTGAACCGAAAACTGAATTGTCGAATTCTGCCTGATCTGCTTTATCCAATTTGGAACGTTGGAATTCCAAGAACGTGATGAACCAAGTAGCAGACGGTTTCAAGGTTGGCAGATTGGCCCAGATCATGTCCTTAATTGCGTCATCAATGTCATCATTGGTCAAGGTGAGCAGGAACGAATTGGCACGTCCTTTAATCCAGGCCGGGAACGCCTGAATCAGCCAAAGTCCAGTCTTCGGACATCGCGCAATCTCCTTCACGTCATTTCGACTCACCGCAGTGGAATGTTCACCACCGTCAAAAAGTTGAGACAATGCCAATGTTGGCAGGGTTACGATAGTTTCAAGTTTCGTTGTTTGTTTAGTCATTGTTTTAGGTTCCCTTAGAAAGGGCAGGTACCGCAAGCGGAAGTCTCTCGCACGATTCGCACGCCAACCTAGTTAAAAAAATACTTCAAGGCTTGAATATCATCTAAGCATGTCTGCATACTCCTTTGCGCCAACTTCAATCTACTGATTCGAATATTCATCTGGCTTTCAGGGTCTTTTTCAGACCAGGTTCTAGCGTTATTTACTACTTTCTCCAAGTGGATATCCAATTGATCCATAAGTGTATGCAAGTCTACGAGTTCTTTTTCCCATCTATTCATGTTCGTTTTGTCCTTACACATCTATTATACGTCGAACCTGGTTCAACTTTACGTTATTTTAGTCAAATTTTAGGATAAATCCTAACTTTAGGTAAATTTACTGGTTTTGAGCCTATTTTGATCAAAAGGGTAGCTTTTTGGAATTGATTTAAGGTAATCGCGCGTCACGCGCGTGCACGCGTTATTATAAAGGTCAAGACGAAAGTGTTAGATAAAATCGCTTCAAAGTGTTAACTAGTCTACTAGTTAAGTGCAGCGTACTGTTACGTAAGTGGATTAATCAATATCTAAATTCCGTTAGGTGAGTTCGACATGTTCGCACCTGTGTTTTAATTTAATTCTAAATATAAACGCACGCGCGTGTGGGGGTTTTTTATTTATTTTGTTTTTATTTGGAAGTAAAACCTGACGGCCCCGCTTCGCGGGGTTTTTCTCAAATACTCAAATAACATAAGAAATTTAAAGGCCGGATGTGGTATACTAGAAGTATAGAAAAAAATGAACTGGTCATAAAAGTGATTTTATCATTCTGCGTGATTAAATCAAACTCTATTTTAAGAGTCGATTGAAAATCTAAAAGTAGAAAGTGACCCCTACCCTAATCTAAATCTAATGGAAGAAATCCTAAAACAAACTAAGAAAGTTTATCGCAACACAAAGCGCCAAGGTTTAACATCTTATGATTCAATGATGGATGCGTTGGAATCAGTTCCAAACACTTATGGTGTTGAATCACTACAAATGCGCTATTCATCTACTATTCTCTATTATGCTAACACAGGAGAAACTTACGAAACAACTGTTCTAGCTTGGCACAATCCTTATTCCCAAAGAACAACGTTTAAGTTGGGAAATTGGGGCGATTTAGTCGAATCAGGAGATTACGTTTAATATGGTTTATCAAGTTCATGGAATGTTTAGTAAAGATGGAATGAACACTGAATTGGGAAGATTTCGTTCTTACAAAAAAGCGTATGAATTTATCCAAACACAATGTGATGCAACAATTTATCCAGTTGTTTACATCTTACAAATGATAAATGTTGGTTCAGCTCCATTGACTATGTGGGGATTCTACAAACAAGATCTTTTTGGGACTATTTCTTATGTAGCGTGGTTTTGGAGTGACTTACTAAGTAAAGGAGAAGGATTCGGTTACAAAGTTTGGACTTTTAAACCACATTCTAATGCTGTTCATGGAACTCGATTTTGGGAAAATCAATTATGGAGAAACCCCGCCCTTACTAAGTACTTGTTTAATAATTAAAATGATTGCTTACTTTAACAAATTCGAAATTTCACTCACTAAAGAGGAAGCTCTTTCTGTAACAGGTCCAGGAGATCAAATCGTTAATCTAAATTTGCTGACTAGCAAATCAAAAATTAGAAAACAACTAGATAAAATTGATCCACTATGCATTGAAGAAGAAATAAAAGAATATGGCATTACACCCTATTCTAAGGAATATAACGAAATGCAGATTGTTTGGCTTGCCGCCGCAAGCATTGTTCATGAAATGAATGAAAAGAAAACTAAATCTAACATTTACACAGAACAAGAGAAATATGACATGAAAGTTGAAACAGAAGTTTTTGCTACAGCCTCTCATTTAGAATCATTTATTAACGATATTGCTTCTGAATATAAAGCAGTTCGAGAATCTACTACGAGAATTTACAACATTATTGTGAAATCAAAAGAATACTACGATTCACAATCAGAAGAATGGAAGCAAACTCCATATGCTAAATTCTATAAGAAACACATTAGAGAAACAGAAGTAGCGTATAATGCAATTTGTGAAGGACGTGAAACATTAATCCATTAAATTTCGAACCAACAGCAACTTTGAGAGGCAAATTCAAAATGCTTTTCTGTCCAAAAAAAGTTTTTCTTTGCGCCCATCTTGACTTAGTGTTTTACACTTTGAATGATAATTACATTGGTGCTAAACACTACATAACGGAAATGTTTTACGACTAATAATGTTAGATTTAGTTTATAGTAGGTAAATGATTATGGAATTCAATGAATTAGCAATAAGCGTAGTTAAGGATGTTTGCAAAGCAAATGAGCTTATGCATCTTTCTTACAAAATTTCTAAGGCTTTGGGAAATGAAGAACAAATGTTAAATGATTTCTCACAATTTGTTAAAGCACACAATAATAATATGGAAGTTGCTTTGAGAGCTGGAGCAGATCGTGAGTTTTGTAGGTATTTATTAGAAATCATTTGTCATGATTTTCCTTTCCTTAGAATCGAAGATAATCGAATTGTTTTTGATTCAATGGTGTTCAGTGTTTGTGGAGTAGAAAAATAAATGAGTACAAAACAAGAAAAAATTAAATTGGTTAGTCTGCATGGTGCGTGGGTTGGAGATCGGTTTTTTCGCCTATTCTTTAATCGTGTTACTGGCAAATTCATTGTTCTGGAAGAAACAGAAACAATTCCCGGAAGTGTGCTTCTTAAACAAGTCAATCCGTCAATGATTGGTATTGTTAGTTCTAGGTTTTTTGCAATGAATTGTTTTAATTTAACTCTGGCTGAAGCAAACGAACAGGAATTTACTATGGAAATTAAGGATGATGAAATTGAAGTTTTAGCTTCATGTGATATATCTAGTAACGTGGGAAACCTACGTTACATTCGTAACATAAAGACAGATAGAACCAGTTTGGAATTTAAGTACACTACAGAAAGTGATGCTGATTATAGAGAATGTTCAAGTTCTACTTGGTCTACTGACACTCTTGTTAAATTGTTGGATTCTATGGTGACTAGAGAAAATGGTTATTAATTGTTACAACTGTCAATCAGTTTTTACGTATGATTATGAACTAGCTAGTTATGGATGCTGTCCAGAATGTGGAAAGTTCTTTGATGAATCAATTATAGCTGAAGTGTTAGCAGATGCTTTGGCAAATGGTAAGAAAATTGGTTGTGTTCACGAAGGTTCTAAACCAGATAGAGCTGAATTGCATTTACTTCTAAGTAAAACAATTGGTGAATTGCACAACGCAGGATTAATTTTGTACGAAGAGGAATCTAAATGAATATAGAAAAAAACTTGTTTAACCCAAAACGACTGAAATTCAAAAAAGTTAATGATCGAATCAAAATTTGGATTGATTCCTTACGATCTGGTCATTATGTGCAGGGAGGTGATAGAGGTCTTTATTCTGTAAGTAAGGATTCTTATTGTTGTTTGGGAGTTGCCAATTCAGCTTGTGCCTTAAATGAATGTTCACGTTTCTATTTAGAAACTACTTATCGCAAAATGGGATTAAAAGATCAATTTGGTAGCGTGGGTTCAAATAGTTTATCTGTTATGAATGACAGACTAGGAGCAACATTTACAGAATTAGCAGATTTGATTGAGCTTCATCATAAGGAGGCATTAAATTGGTTATCTACGCAAGAAAACTCAAAGTAGGGGATAAAACACCTTACGGTAAAATCTTTCGCATTACACGAATTTACAATGAACAAATATGCACCTATCAACTTTTAGTTCGATTCTGGTTCAGAAAATCACGAAGGTTTCTTCTTAGCGAATTAATTGAGGTAAATAGATGAAAACACTTAAGAATCAAAAAACTGAAAATTTGGGGTATTTTAATTACTCATTACTGTATGATGACATGATTAAATCTAACATTGAAAAATGGATTGTCGGTTTAAGATCTGGAGAATTTAAGCAAGGTCAGTCGCATTTGTATAATGCAGAAAACAATGCTTATTGTTGTCTCGGAGTAGCAAATAAAGTTTGTAATTTGGGGGAAACACATGCTTGCGGTTTAGTAAAGACACATAAAAAAATCGGTTTACCGAATGAAGGATGTGGAGCGGTTTTAGGTTCAGATCTTATGTATTCCCCATCTCTTGCTAGTCTAAATGATAGTCATCACTGGACTTTCATAGAAATTGCACAGATACTTGAAGATCAACTTAAAGTTTGTTTGAAAACAATTGAAGAGGAACAAAATGAGCGCATTATCTAATCTGATTCCAGTGTTTGCCGCTTACCTTAAAGAAGGTAACAATGTTAGGTACTTAGAAAACAATTGGACTGTTACTAAAATTCTTGAACTTGAACCCCTTAATTATCATTTCAGAAATATCACTTTAGAAGAAAATGAATTTCAAGGAGAACCAACAATTCTAGTAGAAAGATTCCACGACCTTGACATCATTTCACTTTATTCTAATGGTGACTCAGATGAAGATTGATCTAAAATTACTTGGGATTGAATTGTCAGCAGACGAAATTCTGAGGCATATTTTCTTCCAACCAACAACTACACAACTAGAAGGGGACAAAGTTGAATTAATTCGAAAACTCCGTTCTGGAACAATAAAAGTGATTACAGTAGATCACCAAAAATTCATTCAGGATAGTGTTGTAGAAGATTTGACACCATTTAGAATTGTGAAAATCCGTCCTAAGGATTTAGCATTTATGCGTGATATTTCATTCTATGATTATCTTGATTACACTGAACTAGCTGAAGTAATGGATGTTAAAAACCAAAAATTCATCGACAATATGCTAAGTAAAATTAAACGGGACTATCAAATTTCACGACCAATGTTCACACAAGTTTTGCATTATTTGAATGAACGTGGAAAGTTCATTATTGGGGATGTCATTTTAACATGATTGTAAAGAAAGGAAATTATTACGTACCACAAGCATTTCTAAGTAAACCAATGGTAGATGAAAATTTGGAACATCTAACTACTTGGATTGAGCACCAACAAAAATTCTACGAACTAATAGTCAAGTTGTATCACGATGAAACTTTTAGTAAGGAAAGATTTGGCAGAAACATCACTTTCTATGAAGCAATTAGAGTAGCCCAGCACGATTTGAATTTCAGAGTACATTCGGATTTATGGACTCAAGAAATGATGAATCTGTTTCAAGATGGTGTAAAGAGAAAAAGGTCATTCCACACATTATGCAACTAACACAAGAACAAACCACATTCATTGATTTTGCGCGAACTAATAGAACTAAACACATTGCAGTAGTAGCTAACGCGGGTTCGGGCAAGTCTACAACTATTGCAAAGTATGTTAATGATTTGGAAGGAGTGAACGTTTTAATTTGTTCTTTTAGCAAGCAAGCATGTGAAAGCATTCAACCTAAATTGGATTGGGCTAAAGCCGAAACATTACATGCCGCTTGTCGAAGATGGATTCTTAAAACTAAGAATTGGCGAACAATCAACATTGATAATCGGAAGTACAAAAACATCCTTAAAAATCTCATTGCTGAGAAAGAGGATATCTTCTGTGATCTTTCGAAGTACGAACAAGATCAAGTTCTAGCTAGAGTTGACTACATCCGAGAATATGGAAGTGTAGATAAACCAGATCATTTTGATGACAATGAACACGATTCTGATTTTGCTCCAATTCAGTTTGACGAACTGGAGTTGGATTGTGATATGGGTTCACCACAATTGTTTGATGATCTTGCAAGAAAAATTCTAACGGTTTATAATAAGCCGAATGTTTTTGACTTTACTGATTTGCTGTGCTACGTTGCTGACCCCAAGAACAAAATTGTTTTTGAACAATATAAAGAATTCATTCTTGATGAAGCTCAGGATTTGTCACCGCTTCAAGTTAAAGTAATCAAAAGATTCATTGGTGAAACAGGTGCCAGATTTATTATGGTTGGTGACCCCAATCAGTGCATTTATGGTTTTATGGGAGCTGACATTCAAACATTCAATAGTTTGATTAAGTTCTTTGATTGTGAAACGTTTGAATTGACTGAATGTTTCCGTGTTCCTGACACTCTACTTAACTTGGCTAGGGAATATGTTCCGTCAATTCGAAGTAACATTCAATTTAATAGTGGTGAAGTCCACGTTAATGATCTAGTTAAACCCGATTTTGTTAGAGAAAATGAAACCGCGTTTCTCTTCAGAACAAACAGTGATCTATTCACGATGTTTAGTGAGTTCTACGATCTAGGTTTGGTTCCGATTATTAACTGCACATTCAATCCATGGAAAGCATTTTACATGGCCCAACATTTGAAAATTTACGATGTAAGGCAATGTAATGATGAATTGAGCCCTGAATGGAAATTCTTTAATGTAAACGAATCTGGAATTATCTTTAGAATCTTTAGTGAGATTTTGGGAATCACAACTCTCAAAGAACTCGCTAGTGCAATTGATTCCTATCTTAAAGATGCAGACGCAAAGAAGGACAATTCAAATTGCAAACTAATCTTGTCAACAATTCATAGAGCAAAAGGAGCCGAATTTGACTATGTTGTTTTGTTTATGGATAGGCCCAAAGAATTCAAGCATGATACAAAGAATGAAGATAACAATCTTTTTTATGTTGGAGTCACACGCGCTAAGAAGGGCTTGAAACTTCAAGGAGATTTATGAAACAAATCACATTAATTAACGAGAACTATGATTTTCTAGGTAAGATTTTTGCAGGTCAATCTGTTAAAGTTCCAAAATCACTAACAATTACGGATTCAGCTGGACATGTTAGTTTGAATGGGGTTTCAATTCGTGCAGAAAATTATGCCGGAATGGTGTTAGCCTATCCAACAGATGAATTCATGTTCCATGTTCGGAACACATCAATATCTGGTAAGCACATTTGTTACCCATTTGATAGTCCAGATGATGATCTCGAATTGCGTTATGATCTAGATCGTGATTATTTAACTAGGATTCCTGACAATTGGCAAAACTTGTTTAACGTTCCGGTTACTCCTATTCAACTACCCGTTTACTTCAAAAATCCATTCAAGGAAATGGAAGAAACTGTTTGTGGTCGAATTGTGATTGATTCTGAAACACAGAAAACAATCACCAAGAATTGGGATAAACGAAGGACTGTAACGTTTACGGAACCCTACGCAAACAAATTCGTTACAAATGTTTCTACGGAATTCTTAGACGCTAGATTTAAGATGTTCAAGTTTACAGATTTCAAACCATATGTGAAGAGATTGGATTTGATCAGTAAGGTGTACGAAAGTGAGTTTCTATCTTGTGGATTGAGTTTGATTCAAACATCTTCTTTGGTAATTCGTGCGCGTTACGTTTTGTTCCTTGGCAAGAATGTTCTCGAAACTCCAGATATGCCTGAGTATAATTGTCCGACTAACGAGAGGCAATTAGTTCTTATGAACAATATGGCAAGTAAACAAATGGACAAGATTTACAGTAGAGTACGTAATCGAATTAAGTGTGGAGATTGGGAATCAGCCTCTTTTGATGCACTAAAAGAAAGATTTGCTACTACCGAGGTTAAGGTGATTGGATATAATGCCGTATCTCCAGATTATCTAACGCTTATCAATGCAACTAATGAAGACTATAGATGAAATCCAATCTGAAATCACTGATTTTCTAATAAAGGGTTTACGCAAGGGTAATGGAAGCGGGGTAGGTACGGGTAAGTCCAAAACTGCCCTCGACGTTTTTGAGAGGCATCAGCGTGTACCAGGGCGACGAATTCTGGTAGTATCTTCGAAGATAGGGTCTAGGGTAACATGGCCTAAGGAAATAGCTAAATGGACAAATAAAAAAAGTTTAGTTCTAACTAAAAACATTCAATTCAATGATTCAATTCCTGATGATGTTACTTATATTTGCATGTCAATTGATTTATTTACTTCTGGTAAACTAACAACTAGGCATTTTCAAAAATGGAACATCGGAGCGTTTGTAATTGATGAAGCACATTTGATTCCACATTGTGGAACAATTGGTTATGAACGAATGTACAGTTTGTTATGTAACAAAACTTACCAAACGTTTCCTCTTATCTTGCTAACTCAAACTTTGATTAGAACTAAGATGTGGGATGTGTTTAGATTCTATCAATTGATGAATCCCAAAAAGTTTTCATCTTTACATAGATGGAAAATGGATAACATTAAAAGTGCTGAACGAGTTCTTAGTAATGCAACTAGATTGGAGTATTTAAATGAGGTGATTGACCCCGTTAAATTTAGGGCAGAATTATCCGAACATTTTATTCAACGTGCAATTCCAAGAGATTGGGAGCCAACTAAATTCATTTCAATTCAATTGGATTTTAGTGAGTCACAAAACAAGTTGATTGAAATGGCTGACAAACGTGGATTCATTAAAGATAAAGATGGAGAGATTTATTATGCAACTGAAGGTTTACGTTATCGAAATGCTATCCGGCTTATATCTATTGTTCCCGAAGCATTGAATCTAAAAGCAACGAGTTCCAAACTAGATTGGTTACTTGACTTCATTGATTCGATTGATGAACCCTTAGTAATAGGGACAAGTTCACCCGATGTTTTAGAACATTTGAGGAAAGTGATTCCAGATTACGATTGCATACACGGTAAGATTAATGATAGATTAGAAATCATTGACAAATTTGATAGTGGAAAAATCAAAGTTTTGGGAATGACATATGAAGTAGCTAACTCGGTCACATTGATCAATTGTAGATTAATGATCGCCATGGATTCTTATGTTAATCCGGAAGATTTTAGGCAATTTGTCGGTAGGTGTGACAGAAAAGGACAAACTAAACAAGTGATTGTTTACAAACTTCTAAACGGTGAGAAAGATGAATTAAACTTACAACGAATTCTAAGACTCGACTCTAATAGTTCCGATGTTCAGGAACAAAAAACCAAACTACAAGATTCCATTTGGGAATCTAACTAACAAATCATGACAACAAAAACACAAACACAAACACAATCCTACAACTTGAATCTTTCCCCTAAGTATGCTTCTGATTGGGGAGCATGGGAGATTGCAAGGGAAATTCTTTGTAACGCATTGGATGTTGATGAACATAATATGCGAATTACTAAAAATGGAACTGACCATCTTGAGGTTACAACAACTACTGTTCCAGATATTTCTCAAATATTTGTAATTGGAGAGGGAACTAAACAAGTAGGTGGAGAAACAATTGGTCAATTTGGTGAGGGAATTAAAATGGCGGCTTTGGCGGCAACTAGATTGCAAAGTAATTCACATAGTGGAATGACCATTTTTACTCCAGATAAAACAATTCGATTTAGTTTCGAAGTAGGTGTAGGGCAAACTAAATCGCTTCATGCGCATTCTACCGAATCTAAAAATTCAAATGAATTCAAAGTTGTAATTAACGTTCCCTATGTTGTGGAGTCAATTGAAGGAAAGATTCTGGAGGACAGAAAACCTGGACCAATCGTTAAAGAAAAAGATTCGGAAGGATGTAGAATCTTCTGTAAGGGAGTTTATATCACTACATTATCCAATTCAGCGGTTTATGATTGGAATTTAAATAGAATTAGCATTAACCGTGACAGAAATATGGTTGCCAATGATTCTGTTTGGCGAGAAATTGCTAACTACTTTGGTTCTTATGGAACCGAAGAACAATTTAAGTCGCTTTTGAAATCAAATGGTTGCATCGAAATTGATTCTATTTACTACACTCTTGATTCACGTTGTAAGTCACTTTTAGGGGCGGCTTTCTTTAAGAATTATCCGAATCATGTTTTGTCATCTAATTATGAAGAAGCAGACCAACTGGCAATGGATAAAGGTTACGAAATTTTCTACACAGAAAGTTACAACCTTACTTACATCTTGAAGAATAGTTGTGGTGTTTTAGATGCGACTAAAATTTCCGGAACACTCTATAAGTTTGAATGTGTTGATGACATTGAACCTTATCAAGGAGAAATTGCTAAGTTGATGAAATTGTTAAGTTTTTTCGAAGCTGATCCATTTAGCATTAGGATTTTCAAGAAGCGTGATGATGGAGTCACACATTCTAGTGATAATACGGTAGATAAAGTGATTTGGCTATGTGAGAGTTTGTTCCAAGATGAAGATAAATCAAAATTGGCTGGCTATTTTGTTTTAAATTTGGCCGATTTTGTTGACTATAGTGTGCATGCTACTAAATCTGGCGCGTTAATTTACACACTTAGTTCCGCTATTTACAAACAGTTGTGATCAATGACATTAGCAGAAGTATTCGATGGGTTCATTAAAAATGTGGATGTTGAAACAACAACATTCACATTACCAAACAAAGTAGAGGTAGATTATGTAACGAACGAATTTATTCATAAGGGTAAACCAATTTCAATCACTGAAGTTGTGGAGTTTCTTCCAAAAGAATGCTTAACTAAATTTCGATTTTTTATAAGTCTGAATTTTGGTAAAGTTCAATCCGAACAAGAAAAGTTTGTTCGTGAAGTGGTTGAACCATTTCAGTCAAACTCTAAATCATTTTGCTTGTTACGGGAAATTGATCCACAATTAGGCGAACAACAGGGATTATCAGAACATAATGGAAACGTGATTATTCCCTATCGTGATATTCATGGTAGAGTTGTAGGCTATTGTTCTAGGAATCCTTTGACAGGTGAAATCCAAACATTTGAACTCTCAAGTAACATCCCCTATTTTATAGGGGATGGTAAAAAGAGAAACAATGTTTTGGTTCTACTTAAAAATGAGATTGACCCATTGTGTTTTGCCTCAAAACTCAAATCACTTTCTACCCAATATGAAATTGATGTGATGGGAATTCCATTAAACAAAATTTCAAAATCATTCAGCAGGTTCTTCAATCAGTACAGAAAGGTTTTTTACATTGGGTCACAAACTGACACCAACCTAGAGAAGGAAAAACTGCTCAAGGAATTATTTCCTGAAATAGAGCATGTTAGTTTGCGTTGGTCACCAGCTCAAATTGGTTCTGATTTTACTGATTGGATTGCTTATCCAGAAAACGATTTTGAATCTTTAGTAAGTGTTCTAAAAGTTGATGTCTCTCACAAAGTCATTATGACTCATGAACAGTTATTAAATGTTCCTGATTCTGCTAAAGAATGGATCATTGAGAATCTGTTTGGTGTTGGTGATTTTGTAGTAGTAGGAGGACAGCAGAAAAGCAGAAAAACATTCCTTGTTCTAAACATGTTAAAGTGTTTGGCTACGGGTGAAAATTTCCTAGGAAATGAAAACTTTGAACCAAACGTGAAAGCAAATGTTTTGTTTTTGGAAGCAGAAGGAAACATAAAAGATTTTGGAGATCGTGTCACTAATTGCATAGGAGTTAATCCAGAATTTGATTCTAGATTTAGCTGGATTCATAGAAGTGGAATTAAATTAACCAATGAAAATGAAGTTGATTACATCATTTATGAAGCTAAGAAACGAAACTGTAAATTAGTTGTAATTGATCCATTGCAAGATTTTAGCAATTTAACCAGTGAAAATGATTCAACTCAAATGCTGTTAGTAACTAATAGCATTAAGAGAATTATTCGAGATGCGAACGTTTGTGTAATGGTCATACACCACTTCAACGGTAGCGGTAGTGTTGAATCAGGTTGGAAATCTTTGCGTGGTTCTACAGCGTTAGCAGGGGCCGCAGACTTGGGTATTTTTATATCCCCCGGTGAAGGGCAGAAGAAAAATGTGCATAAGATTGCAATAGATGGAAGAGAGTTCAGATCAATTCATATTGAAGATAAGAAAACAATTAAGGTTACTTTCAAAAATTACGAATTCAACGCGGTGACCGGAATTGAAGCATTAAATGAAGAAGGAGTTGTTCATGGTCCACAATTAGTCATTAACTATCTAAGGCAAAACAATCTAAAGGAGATTCCACTTAAAACATTGGCTAATCTTTTAAATAAAACAATCAAAACAATCTCAAGTTGGGTAACTTTAAGTGGTGGGGCTTTAACTAAAACTTCACCTTCACCTAACAATCCAGTAATGGTGCAATTAAATGATATTAGTAGCAATTGATCCCGGAAATAGAACCGGATATGTAAAACTAGATGTTTGTGTTGAAACACAAGTTGTCAAAGTTGTCGATATGGGAACGGTTCAAATCCATGACATTGTTCAGTTCAAGAATAGTGTTCTTCCAGAATATTTAGATGAAGCAAACATTGTTTGTTATGAAACTTGGATTCAATTAACAAATGCGGCAACAGGTTCAATTGTGAACGAAATTATTGGAGCTGTTAAATTGTTTGCAAATCCAAATGCAGTTGTTAAAGGACAAATTCCATCCACAAGATTGATTTGCATTAAGCCCTTGAACCTAAAAACATATAGTCACGATCCAGATGATATAAGCGCTTTCAAACATGCTATGTCATATTTATTAATTAACAAATTTCTTGATCCCGACAAAGTTAGTTTTGAACATTCCAACCGCAGTGAAAGGGTTTTTCTAAAATAGCCTATGAACAATAAGCAAACACGCACACCAATTGGGTACATTAGAGAGGTTAGGGGGACGAAATGAGTAATAAAATTGAACATTTACATCTTAGTGATGCTTTGAAATTCAGAAAGTGTCCACGAGAATTCTATTTCAGTAAAGTTAAAAGGATTAAGAGAGCAGATTACCCAGTTCATATTCACTTCTTAGAAGGAACTCTTTTACATGAACTTCTAAGAGAACACTACACTGGAATTGAAATGCGATTACCGTATGGTGATTGTTTTATGGGTAATTTTTGGGGTGGTTTTGGAATGGCTCATGTGTACCGAACTTTTGAGCATTACAAAACATTTTATAAAGATGAACCACATTGGGAAGTTTTATCTTCTGAACAATCTTTATTCTTAAACTTGGGTGGGTTTGAATGGGCCGCCACTTTTGATATGAAAACAATCAATCTGGAAACAGATGTTGTTACAATTTGGGACCATAAATACTACAAAAGTGATTTAGATGAAGATTGGGTTTTTTGGGAAGAGCAACCAAACTATTATCTATGGACTGCAAAACAATTTGGTTGGAAAGCAGACTTTCGATTAAACTACATCCGTAAGATTCCATTCAAGTTTCCAACCCTGACAACAACAGGTAAGCTAAGTTATGCAGAAAATGTTTGTGCTAACTTTACTTCGGAAGAATATGAAGAAGTGATGAATGTTTTCCAATTGGAAAATTCACCTAAACACGTTGAAAGACTTCAGGAATTACAACTCAGAGATAGAACAGCTTTTAAGCGAATTGATTGTCAACCCAACGAAGCACGTTTAATAGAAGTAGAAAAAAGAATTCTTACTTCTATTGATGAACTAAGCAAACGAAACTTGGATTCTATTGGTGACTTCCCTAAAAACGTTTGTAGCAATTGTGAATATTGCGATTACAAACAGATTTGTAAAACAGAAATGATAGAACCAGAAAAAGTTGAATCAGTAATTGACAACTATTTCATTAGTAAGAGGCAAGACGAAAGATGAACGATAAAGAATTAGAAACAGAAAAACAATTTTACACTGGTGAACCAGTTGAAATGGTTGTTTATGGTGAACCAGGAGCGCAAAAAACTTCGTTTGTTTTAGACCCTGAAACCGGAGCCACACTTTTCTTTGAATATGTAATTCACGTTGACTTCGATGGTAATTCTAAATTCCTAAAAGATTCTAGGACTACAATTGATTTTACTAAAGCTAGTTTACCTTCAGTTGTTAAACCAGGCTATTATCATATTCTAGCTACTAGAACTCCAGCAAATGAATTAGCTAAAAGCATTAGTAGCATTACTTCCGTGTTTATGCAACTATCTAAAACTAAATCAGTTTGTGTGGTTATTGATAGTGCAACAATGCTTGGTAATAAAGCGGTCCAATTTGCTTTGGACACGAATCAAATTAAACGTTCTAGTGATTTTGTTCCTAATCAAAATGACTGGGGAATTATTAATGGGATTCAACTACGCATCTTCGAAAACATTAAACTTCGTGGAGCGTCCTACATTTTAATTTGTCATCGTAAAGGAAGTTACGATACAAATGGCAATTTGACGGCGTTATTTCCGTCAATTCAAGGTGATCAAAGTAGAAACTCTATAACAGGAAGTTGTGGAACTATTTTGCACGTTGAGATCGTCAACGGGATTCGTAATATTACTTATAGAACCATGCCAGGAAGGCGGGAACGAGTAAAATTCGAATCCAAGTCTCCAATCGGTAAAATTGAAACCTTTGCCGATTTGAAACCTATTCTAGAATAAACAAATAAAACATGTCAAAAACAAAATCAAACTTTGAATTCTCTTCACTCGACGAAATGTTTGGTGCGGAGCAACCAGCAAATGATGTAACGGGAATTTCCGCTGGAATCTGGACAACAACAGTTACAGCAATTAAGTTCCGTTTGTCAAAGAAAACTCAAAAGCCGATGTATTCGTTTACAGTAACGCATAACGATTGGCCTCAAGATAAGGAAGGAAATAGTTCTACTCTTACTGGATATGCTATGGTTGAAGCATCTGGAACTTTGACTTCTGCTCGACAATTGTTTGAGTTTATTGGAGTTACTTCTGGAGTTCCGGTAACAGAAGACCCTGAATTGAATCTTCTCGATGTTATGATCGAAGCAGGAATTCTTGAAGGGTATCCGCGACTCAAGGTGGAAGTTGCTAATTCTGAAATGCGAATGTCAGTGTTTAATCACGACACGCAACAGGATGAAGATGTTGTGACTCCTTCTCTGAATATTAAGCGAATCCTCAAGGTTGCTTAATAGTTAATTAAATTCGGAATGTGGCAAAATGCTAACACTAGTCGTGTTATCTACTTACTTACAAAAGTGAAACCAGGTTCTATTTCCTTAGTCCTCCGGGTGTGGAACTAAACGTGTAAGATTCCGAATTTTTCTAAAATTAAAGGTTAAGTATAATGACTGTAGATGAAAAGTTTAGAGAAATATTAATTGAAGAATGTCCAGATTGTGATTTTGCTACTGTAAGCTATTTAGCTAATTATGTTGCGTTTGATTGCGATTGGTCCTACATTGTAACAACTAAAATCGAGTTTGTGGGCTTTTACGATGATTGTGGTATGGAAACAAATCCATACGTAGAAAAAACTTTACGTGCTTTCTGTTCATTGTACAACACGCTTAAAAATAGCTATGGTGAAGGAACACTTACCCATCTTGCAACTTGTTTATATTTAGTAAAATCGACTGAACGCAAATATAAGAGTTGTCGCGAGTTGGCTCATGCAATTCAATATCTACGAACACTAAAATTAAACAATCCCGAATTAGATTTTAGTTGGAGAATTGGGGTTAAGCCGGCAGAAACACAAAATTGTTTGGAAATCTTAAACGCATTCGCCTCTTTCCCACGTAAAGAAATCATGTCAACTTGTGACTATGTAAAGTTTGGTTAAACAAACTATCCCCCGGTGGTGAAATTGGTAAACACAGTGGACTTAAAATCCATTGACTTATGTCTTGCGAGTTCGAGTCTCGCTCGGGGGACCAAAATTTTAAAACGATGAAAAAGAAACTGACTGACAAAGATTTGATTGCGGTTCTAAATAATGCGGAAACTGCAAATGCCGAGGATGTAAAATTAGCTTATTTCCGTCTTATGATAAACGCTCCATGCTGGGCTTTTTCTAATGACTTAGAAGAGCAAAGGCAATTCTTAATTCAGTCGAGGGAAGGACCACAAACTTGAAATTGTGGTTTGTTCAAACAGGATTATTAAATATGACTAAACAAGAATCAAATCAAATTCTGTCAGAAAATTATAACACACTTCGCTTTTTCTCTTTTGAGGATTGTGTAGAAAAAATTGATATTGAACATGTTCCTAACGAAGAAAAACCAAAAGTCAAAGTAGATTTTAATTCGAACTATGTGTGGCTTGGGTTCAAGAAATATGCAATTAGAACAACCCATAAACCTGGAATTCAGCTTCCAGATTATTGTACACCAAACGATCTATATAAAACTTTAGATTTAATAATTAAGTACATCGAATTGGGAGTTCCTTCAAATCATATTCAGGTTTGGGAATGCGCACCACACAATCTATTAACTATTCATGCTGAAATAAGCAAAACGGATAAAGGGTTTAGTTGTACCTATTCGTTTGAAAAATGCCCAATGCGTGAGGCATTTAAAATTCGTTCATTTCATGTAGAAGGAACATCTGTTCCACCATGTTTTGCTTACATGGATGCTATTGGAAAAGAACAACTATTCGACATCTTTGATAGGTTTCCAAATCACATTGTTGAGTTAAGTTGCTTTCAAACTGAATTGGGTTCGTCATTGAGTAACACAATCTTTTGGGAAATTCGGCCCTACTAAACTATGTCAAAAATTCGAGATATTAACAATTGCGCTAATTGCATTATGGGGAAGGTTGATAATTTTCTACCCCGCGATTTACTAGGTTTCAATCAAAAAGATAGCAAAAAAGTTAAGTACCTCTTCGTTCTTGAAGCTACCGAAAAATCTAAAGCACGTAGTTTACAAAGCACACTAATTCGAACTCTCAACGCTAACAACGTTTCACAAGAAGAATACGTAGTTACGTTTGTTTCATTATGTCACACACCAAAGCTACTAGAAGAAAGAATTACGCCCAATTGTGGTAACCATGTTCAGTTACTTATTAATCTTCACTCACCAGAAAGAATCATTTTTTGTGGTGAAAATACACTAAAGCATTCTCGTTGTGGAACAGTAGAAGATAAGTACAATTGGTTTAAATTGGATGGTGCAGACGCAATTGTAATTCAGCATGTTTCAGGTGTTATTACTCGACCTGACACATATAATCAATTTAGACGTGCAGTAGAAAAAGTAATTCGCGGCAGAGTTTTTGAAGGTTGGCCCGAAGATTATCTATTCATTGACACGCCTAAAAAGTTTTTAAGTTTTTACAAAGATAAAACTGAATGTTCATTTGACATTGAAACTTACGCAGGTCTTGACACTTATTGTAACGCAGTTTCAATGGTAGGTAGTTACGGACCGGGATTTAAATGCCCCGTCGTAATAGATGGTCCGGTTTTAAGCGATCCAAAAGTTGTCGAATTCGTTAACACTTGTGACATCATTTTCTATGGTGTACGACAAGTTGAATTCGATGCTAAAGTTTTGTTTCACACTTTGGGATTAAACCCCAAGAATGTTGTTGACATTCGTGATATGGATTATGTTTTAAACGAAGTAGAAGCTAAAGATGCAAAACGTGACTTGGAAACTTTAGCCGCGTTGTACTGTGACATTCCTTCTTGGAAAGAAGAAATGAAACCTTACATAAAAAACATTAGTTTAGCACCAAGAGAACTTCTACTAAAGTACACCGCGTATGATGGTTATGCCAGTTATGTTTTAGCTAAACAAATTAAGGATGTTTTTTCTGAACGTGAAAGTCGTTTGTTTAATGATGTTATTTTTGTTCATAGTAACAATTTTCGACAAATGTCAAATGAAGGCATCACTATTGATGTTCCCTATTTCCACCAATTGCAAAATGAATTTGAATCGGAATTAGATGAATTAAAAAAGAATCTCGACTTCAATCCTAATAGTCCCAAACAAACTTTAGAGAAACTTCAATCTGAACATCTAACTCTATTTGGTAGAAAAATTAGTGACACTAATGCTACTACTCTTCAACAATTAGAATTAATCCATCCAGATAATGAAACACTTAGAAACATTTCTAAGTTCAGAAGCACTAAGAAGATGATCTCTACTTATTGTGAGGGAATTCTGGATATCGAACAAGAAGGAAAAATTCACGTTGATTTTATTATGTCTGGAACTGTTACTGGGCGTCCGTCTAGTAGAAACATTAACATAATGAACATTCCGGTTCGAACTGAACAAGGCAAAAAGATCAAAAAGGGATTCATAGTTGATCCTCTTTACAACCATTTTGTCAGTTTGGATTATAGTCAACTTGAATTAAGGCTTGCGGCAATTGTTTCTAACGATGTTGTTTTGTTAGATTTGTTCAAAAAGGGAATTGATGTTCATGGTTATGTAGGTGAACAATTCTTTGGAGCGTCTTATAATAGAGAAGAACACCGACCATTGTGCAAAAAGGGTGTGTTTACCGTACTGTACGGAGCTAGTAGAGACAATGTGGGATTCCAGATGGGAATATCACAGGCACTAGGACGCGCTTTCTACGATGCTCTTACAAAATCAATTTTCCCTGGGTTTGGTGCGTACATTAAAACCATTACAGATCAAGTCATTAATTACTTCCAAAAGCAAGATTCAATTATGAGTTGCCTAGAAATTCCTTATATGGATTCTGATCGTGTTAGAAGATTCCCATTTATCACAAGTAAAACATTAAAGGAATCTATTCGACAAGCTATTAACTCACCTATTCAAGGACGTGGAAGTGACTTTAATTTAGATAGACTACTTGCCGCCAGGAAAAGCGGATACGGTGGTTTACGTTTTACTGTTCACGATAGTGTCAATGGTTATTGCAACACGTTAGATGAACTATTGAAAATTCAAGAAATCATGCTAGTTAATGATTATGAAATTCCTCTTATCGTTGAAGCACAATACGGACCAAATTGGGCCGAACAAGTTAAACTTGAAATTTAAATCCCGAACCACAAACGGCCTTTTTCTCAATTACGCATTTTCTGTAGGCGTGAAAAAGGTTGGATGGGGTATAGTAAACATGTAAGGGAAAAGACGACCCTTTATTAAACAATAAAACAATGGAACCAATTCAACAAAATCAAACTACTGAAATTGATGTTACCGAAATTCGTGCAATTAGTGATGCTAGGCAAAAACTGCAAAAGATGCGAATTCAGAATGGTAATCGACTCGAAGCATATAAGGCTTTGATGACAGATGAACAATTGGACAAACTTAAAGAAAAGCCATTTTTTATTGATTTGTTTGAAGCGTTTACTATTCTTGAAAAGAAAGCAGATAAACGAATTGAAAAGGAAATGCGAAAGCATAATATGTGGAACACTGTAACTAGTGTTAGGGGATTAGGCCCAATTCTAGCGGCACGACTTCTACTAAACATTGATATTCACCGGGCTAAAAATGCAGGAAGTTTGGTTAAATATGCAGGTTATGCAGTTAATAGAACAACCAATAAAGCAGATGGTAAAGTCAAGGGTGAAAAACTTTGTTACAATCAAGATTTGAAAGTCACTGTTTATTTAATTGTGTGCAGTTTCATTAAGGTCGCTAATTGCCCATATCGACAAGATTACGATAATGCTAAATTGCGATATGAAGAATTGTATCCAGATAAACCTTCTGATCCTAAACTAGTTGATCCTAACAAGGTTTACAAAACTAAGGCACATAGACATCAAATGGCAATTAGAAAAGTAGCACGTTTGTTCCTTTGTCATCTTCACCAAGTTTGGTCTGAAAAAGAAGGTTTAGAAGTTCGACTTCCTTATGCTTTGGAACACTTGGGACATAACACTTTTATCTCTCCTCAAGAAAGAGGTTGGCCCGAAATAGAAAAATAAAACATTTTGAATTATAACGACTAAGTACATCTACTGGTGAAAAATGAATTTAACGTGTCAAGTTAATCTATCCACTTTAAATGAATTGCACCTTGTAAGTAAATCTATGTCATCTATATGAATTGTTAGACACAAGTTAATCTATTTGCTCAAAAATGAATTGTACCTTGAAAGTAAATCTTGATCTCCTAAATGAATTAAACCAAGTAATTAAATATAAGTCATGTAAATGAATTAAGTTCAAAAACTAAATGTGAGCTGTTAGAATGAATTGTACCCTGAGAGTAAATCTATCGAAAAAATGAATTTTACCTTACGAGTAAATCTATGGCAAAGAAATGAATTGTAGTTTGAGATTAAATATGCGTCACCTAAATGAATTTAGGTTTGATATTAAATATAAGGAACTTAAATGAATTAAAAAAAACAAGAGTAAAAATGAATTATATTGTTGGATTAAATATACGGAACTTAAATGAATTGAAGATCGAATGAATTGTGACGACAATGAATTTCACATTGTAAGCTAAATGTTGTTTTGGGAAATGAATTACACATCGTAAATAAGATTTATGAGAACTAAATGAATTAATGAAACCAAGTAAATCTATTATCTTGGAATGAATTAAGAAGGATAAGTAAATCTAAAATCACGTAATGAATTGAAGTTAGTAAGTAAATCTACTTGTGACGAATGAACTAAAGTGTAAAAGTTAATCTAACTTTTCCGAATGAGTTTAAAAGTGAGAGTAAATCTAATCTCACAAAACGAATTATTATGTTTAAAGCAAGCTATAAAGAAATCACAATCGCAATCTTAATGTCAGGAATCCTAATCGGATTCTTCTATATTGTAGGAGCAGTTCAATAAATGGAAATCAGTTTCACACCAGAAGAAGAAGAATATATTGATGCCGTCAGTAAACTACTTGACAGAATCCCCGACACTTTAGAACTTAGAGTTAAGGACGAAAACCTTTATTTGATTAAAAAAGATAATGGACTTCCGACTATTTTATGTCGTACTCCACTTTACTTAACAGACAGGTTCATAGAAACCTTTGACTTTCTTGGAAATCTCCGAAAATCTAAGCATGAAACAAACAATTAAAACTTTTACTTGGATATTGAACTTCGCATTAGCTTGCGTAATAACCTATGTAACGTACGAAGTTTATTGTTACCTAATGCCAAAAGTTTTCCCCAATTTAAATTCGTTCATTACTAACCCTAAAATGGAAGTGTTCATACTTGTTATTATTGTAGGAATAATTTTCCATGATTGGATCGACCTAACCTCGAAGAGTTAATATGACAATTGAAGAATTCATTAGAAAATCAGAAGAAACCGATCTTACATCAGAACAATATTTTAAATGTGACCAAAGGCTAAAGGATCAATCCGTTTTAGTTCATTTCACGATGGGACTTAGTAAAGAATCGGGTGAAGTTTTACAAGAAGTAGTACGTCATGTTTATCATAACCAAACACTTGATCCAACAAAACTAGTTAATGAACTAGGGGATTGTTTTTGGTACCTTGCTGGAATCTTACGCTATATGCAATTGGAGTACAAAATTAGTTTGGCTGAAATCTTGGAAGCAAACTACCAAAAAATTAAAACACGTTACCCAGATGGAGTTGAATTAAATTCAACAGAAGATTGTGGATGCCATAGCGATTGACAATTTAACGACCACTAGAACAGGATATTAATATGAAACAATTATCATTCATTCTCAGAGTAAATTTCGACAAAAAAGTGTTTGGATTCTGGCGAATCCGTGTAAACGAAGCACTTGGTTTTGTTATTAACCTAGAAATGAACACACTTAGAACAGTAGAAAAAGATAGAATTGCGGTTGAACCCGCATTTCAAAATTGCACATTCAAAACTAACTTCAAACGTGAAGGAATTGAATTCAATGTTTGTTTCCCCAATATGATGAATATTGAAAGCAACTCATTCACACAATAAAATAGCCCAAGAGCAAAAAAAGAACCCAGTTCGTTTGAACTGGGTTTTTATTTTTTATTTAAATGGAATTTACTCCAAGTGAAAGGGCGGTTGCTATGGCTACAACTCTCATAGTTTGTAAGAATTCAAATTTGGTTTTAGGGTCACGTGCTTTATGTGAGTAATAATTCATTATGTCTAAAACTAATGCTAAACCAATTGCAGTTATGTAAGTTTTCATTCGCTTTGTCTCTCTAGTAATCGAGTTAGTTTACGATCCATTGCATTCATTTGCTCATGCAAGTTATCCATCTTAGTTGACAACTTAGCAATTTCGATTGCTTGGTGAGCTGACTCAAGTTTCATTCTATCTAAGCTATCTTGTATGTGTTCCACGTCAATTAACATCCTATCTTGTACATTCTTTATTTTGTGTACCCAAATTATTGCGCCAATAAAAGCACAAAGAATTGAAAATAGAATTTGTGCTTCATTCAGACTCAAGGAAAGCACCAACCTTATTTATGATATCTTCCCTAGTAGTCAAGAAGTAACGAAATGTTGTTCCGGGTACTCCGCTAGGTTTGTTCATTACTTCGAGATCAGTAGTACCTAACGCTTTGTACAACTCAAATCTAAACTCTCCCCACACCGAAGGCGGTAAAGTTTGGCATCCTTCGCTAGACGTCCCAGATGAGCCACCTCGATGCAAATTGATCCCAAAATATCCCGTGTCCTTGCCCCGGTTGTGCCTATCTACAGTAACATAACCATATTGTCGAAATGCCGAATAACCTCTTGGAGAACTTAATTTGTGTTTACCAGCTATGAAACTCCAAACACCCGGAATTAAGGTTGCCATTCCATCAATTCTTTTGGAGGGATTAGTGTTAAATGGATAAATATTCATCCTATCTGGATAAACAATAATGGCGTAATCATCATATGTGTTTACGTCATTATCCATTCTAATCCCTAATAAAAGAACACGGTTTACTTCAACACCACTTACTTTTAGAAATTCCCTAATTTTAATCTTGTTGATTCTCATTATTGCGTCACACTTACTTGAGAAGCCATTGCTTCCCACTGGGAACGTGTAACTGGAATGATTAAACCAGCACCAATTCTAACAGCAATTTGTTCCATTAACTGTTCAAATCTTCGCAATGGGTAATCTGTAGCAACTGCGGGATTAGCATCCGAAGCGGCTGTGTCTAAAATATTATGAAATAGAAGTGAACAAGTAGAACCAGTAGCTATTGCTTTATCAACTACCGCCAAAGCAGAAGCAACACTAACAGTGTTAATAACTGGAAATGTTTTAATGTGATATTTAGAATCAATTATATTAGCTTGGTGTGTGCCAGAAGCGACACGAGCCAATTTAATATTGTTATCAGCTAAAATTGTCAAAGTGTTCGCATTATATCTTCCGTATGGATAACCAAGTAACATAGCTGATCTGGAATAGCCCCAACCTTGAAGCAATTCCATTGCATCTAAAATATCAACTTGTTGTTGAGCTAATGATCCTGTGTCTAAACCTGTGTTCGTTAATCCATGTGTTTTGGTGTGATTTGCAATGTCATCACCATCTGCGTAGAGTTTGTCATTATCGTCTCGTTTCCAGTAATTAGAATCCGAATCTAATAATTTATCAGTAATGACATTGTGTGTCATTGGAATTCCAAGTCTACGACAAATTGGCACAGCCTTACGTAAAAATTCTATTCTGTTATCGTCTGTTTCGACAATTAAGAAAGCAGGTCCACGAGATTTTAAGTAAACGCCACTTAAATAAACTGCCAAAGCATTAGCATTAGTAGCATCAGCGCCAATTCTAAATTGCAGTCTAGCTAAAGTGTCAGAGTTTAATGCCACAGTTCCGCTAGTTGCTGAAACATCACTTGTAACAGTTGTTCCAATTGGGGCTGGCAAAACATAATCAGTTAAAAGTACTTCAACCAATTTCCACGAACCTTGCATGATGCTTGGGTTGTATGTTAATGCGTTAGCACCATCAGTAGTTCTAATTAAGTGTGTTGTTAAATAAGAAGATGAAGGTGAAATTGGGGTTGTTGGAGAAGTGATTCCCTCTGTGTAAACCCAAAATTGTAAAACATTTTGGTACCCGCATCTTCCAGCAGTTCCACCAGGAGAAGGCATATTAAAGTACGCCGCTTGAGCCGTTCCATCTGCACGACTTAATTTAGCAACTGTTCCGGCAACTTTAGCCGCACTAGCACCACTACCTAGAGTAGTAGCATTAGTTAAATTGGCGCCAACAAAACCCGTCATTCCAGGTACGTTAGATAAATCCGAAAGTAAAACCCTCGGACCTAATTCCATTCCTTTTACCCTATCAATTGCACTCACACTTGCTAATTGTGGGTTCTTATTATATTCAAAAATTTGATCTGAAGATTTCATTTTAGCACTTAGTAACCTTGGCGAACTATTGGAGTAGCAGTTCCTGATTCTACAACAGCAAAGTAACGTAATAAACTACCAGTTCCGTAATCAATTACTTCTTCACCTGGCAACAATTTGTACTCGTAATTATCAATAACCTCAGGGGAATCTGCTGGTTCGGTGTCATTTTCGCCCATAACACGAACATAAAGATTAACGTTAGAAGTGTTACGAATCTTAATAAAAGTTCTAGAATCTTTTAATCCTAAAAGTTCTTCCGGATCAGTTGAAAGATTCCAATTTAATGTATAAATGTTAGCGTATGCCATTAGTTTAAAGCCTCTAAGCTATCAACTCCACCAAACAACATTTTAGTTGTTGCGGTAGTTAAAGCGTAAGAACCCGATCCAACTTTAAGTGTTAGAGTTTGACCTGTTCCATTTTTAACAACAAACATCCCCAAATTACTATTTGGGAATGTCACATCACGACCAGCAGTTAGCGTCCCAGTAAAACTAAAATAAGTGACACCATGAACCTGAACATTTGTTAATGTTGTGTTGGCATCACTTAAAGCTAAGGCTAACATTCTACCGGGACTCATTCCAGGATTTGCAACGGTGTCTACCACAATTTCATTCAATCCAGCACGTAATTCAATTACTGGGCCAGCTCCAATTTGAACACTAACTTTCTTTCCAGTTGTTTGATTGTTAAATTTGAAAACACTTCCAACACCAGCCGCAACAGTTAATGTCACATTACCAGTTGGAATTCCAGTTAGTTTAATAACTGGGGATTCAAAAATACTAGAAATAACAGCAACCGTTCCGGTCGATCCTGTTAAAGAAACTTCGCCTACTTGATATTTAAGGGAATCGCCCCCACCAGATAATCCATTTGCACTTGTGTGTTTAAATCCCACTAAATTCACCACCTACATAAATATTTGTGTACTCAAAATCTGCTGAAGTTGTTTTACTTTGACCAGATGAAACATAAAGAGGGCCAGGAGATTCTAAACTATGAATAGGAAAATATTCACCGTCAACGAATTTCCAAATTCCATCGTATGTTTTCACAATTTCAGAAGAGTAATCTTCTGTTGGAATTCCATTAATTGGCACTTTACAAATTGAATCACCTTGAATAATCCGGATGACATAAAAATCTGAAATTACAGCAGTGTTACCCACCATAATTATTTGTGCAATTCTAATAGAATTAATGGGAGGAGTCGCAGAAATCCCGGAAACTACAACTCCATCCCTACGTAAAAAAAGATATTGTGACGTTCGACTAAAAGATTGAATGTCAACTTTCTCTACTAAAGCACCAATAACAGCAAACCCAGGTGCAACCTGAATTTGTGTTCCGTTATCGGTAACAGCCAATCCATCTAAAATTCCATTAGCCTGTCCAAAATAAGAAACCAATTCCAGGATTGCGGAGTTCTTATTTAATTTGGTTGGAATTCCAGTACTCTCACCCGTACTAAAAGTCGATAAGTACGCACTTGAATGACCAGTAGAACCAATTGCGGATAAACTAATTTCAGTATCGGGAAAGTTTCCTACTAAATTATTTAAATCCATGTTAATCCTTTATCGTAAGAATGTTTATCTTTAGTAGTTTGGTCGTCAAGTAGAGCAGACAAAATTAGTTGTCCATTGTTATATATTAAACTAACTGCCAAAACATTATGTAGGAATTCGACTACCGCTATTTGACTGTCATTTAAATCAATTGGAACTTGGTTGCTTTCCGTTGTAACTCTCGCTCTAATTATTTCATCTTGATTTGTTTTTGTTATTGAAAACATTTTGGTTCCCGGTCGAGTTGTTAAATCGACAACTGTTGCTTCATTGTAAAATTGCTTACGAGTGTCATCGTTAAATAACACTTCAATCATTAAGAAGTTTCCGTGACAAATTATATCTGCCCATTTAGCGTCAGTAGCTACCACAACATTTTTGGGTAACCAAATTACTTCCGAATCGTCATTTATATAAACTGTCATAAGTTGTTTGTTTGTTGTAAATGCTTGGTTTATGCAATAACCTTCTACACTATCTTTAGGCGTGTTACCTAATGCAGTGTACCCATAATACGGAATTACGTCTGCATGTTTAACACCAGCATTATTAACTATGTCATAAGTTGGTAGAGTTGTTGCGTCAAAAGTTGTTTCATATTCATAAACCGCATAACCATCTGGAATAGAAGGCAGAAATGCACCCGAATCTACACCTAAGATTTTAAATGAAGTTGGTTTATCGCTTAAAATTGGAAGTTTAGTGAAACCCCAATCGTAAACTATTTGTGCATAGCCACCAACTTGTTGCCAGTTTTCATTTCGTAATCTAGTAGGGAACAAACTCATTGGAGGTTGTTCTGCTAAACTATCACAATATGCGAATCTTAAAACATTGTCATTTCCTTTTGGAAGTAGAAATGCTCGTGAACCTTGATCGCATGTGCTAACTGCTCTAGTTTCAAAAGCATCATATAGGGGGAAGAGTTCACCAGCAATTGTTGCCGCCAAATCTACCCCACCTGTTCCTAAGAACAAACGATGTTTAAATGCTAATAGATCAATCAACGTGAATGGAATATTGTAATTCGATATAAATGGAGGGTCTTGAAAACCTAGAATTGAATCGTACCAACTTACATCACCTAATCGAATTAGAGGTCCATTTGCCCAATATAAAACTTGTGTTTGTCCATTCTCCCAAATCATGTGTGGGTGAGTGTTAAACAGTTTTACTATGGGCCATTCCAAATCTAATGAGCCTGAGTTAATGACGAACTTTAATCGTTTGTAACTCCGTCCTGATGACAAATTGTAAATCGTGTTTAACTGTGGATCACTCATTACATCACCGGAAACTCCGGTAGCTAATGAGTCAGAACCAGCATCATCATAAATGCCTAAGCCTCTTTCAAATTCCCAAGAACCCGCATATTTAATTGGAGTCGAATAAGGAACAGAATAAGTTCCTGGTGTAGTTCCAAGTAAAACGGATTTACCAAAAGCATCCTCTAAGTAAACTTCAACATCTGTTGCAACAAAATCAAGAACAATTTCTTTAGCTAAACTGGGAAGCAAATAGGGTTTCTTATCCCAACTAATTAGATCAAAGTAAAGCTCAACCGGACCAGTAACACTGATTCCACCGACTCCAACCGTAGGCGTAATTAACACATCATTTGTTGTGATATGTGCATCATCGAAAGTGACTTCAGTAGGAATTGTGATTTCTTGTAACCGAAAGTTTTTAACTCCAATGAACCCACGTCCATTGTAAAATGATTGTTGAAATGGTTCGTTCTGATTTTCTGGTCCCAACATTCCAACAGCTAAATGTGTTGCATTAAACGTTTTCTGTTCAACTGGAAGATAGCTACTGCCAAAATATTGCCTGTGTTGATTTTGCCAATAATCTAACCCATCGCGAGTTAACCAATCTTCAAATTGATAACCAAATGCCCAAAATGGATTTCCCCAAGTTCCAAAATAACGAATGATTGATTTATTGTGCCACAATGGATGTGAAATTCCAGACTGAACAAAGTTTGGAAATGCAATATCTAACGTTGTGTCCAATTGAATCCCGGCATCGAATGTTGGTAAAAGCATTTCAACATTAGTTCCTGGTGGGGGACTACCTGGACTGCATTCTGGACGTGGAATTACATAAGTTGGAACCAATGTTAAAGCGGGACAAACGTAAAATTCACCTTCACGCTTTCTATGGAACAACGCTTCACCATAAGGTGCGTAAGTTTCAAAAGTTAGAGGTTCTTCACAATCACTTACACCATCATAAGCACGACCAGAAAACTCTGACATATAAGAGTAAACAGTAACATTAGTTGTTGTTGTTTCAAACGCACCCGGAATTTGTAAGTTACCAGTTCCTTCAGATATTACACCCCGACATTCTGGAAGTTCATTTCTAGAATATAAAGCCGAAAAATCTCCATTAAGCCTGTCAATTAAACAAGCAACGTTAGGTTGTAAGTAAACACTTCCAGCCTTTGTTTGTGTGTTATTTTTTGAAAAGTAGATGTCCCAAAACACTGGCTCTTCGATTCCGCAAACCAATGAACCAAACTTAGCTGGTCCACGGGAAATGATTTCCTTAGTTTCCTCTGTAACAATATCAAAACAAGTTGCTGAAACTTCAACCTCAACATATTCCCTACGTCGGTAAACTTGTTCGCGATTAATGATGTAACCAGCGTCAACTTTAACGCTATTGCAATTACTACCCGTGACAATGCCAGCAGATTTACCTAAATCCTTTATCTTAATTGGCAATGTGATTTCTTCATTGTTTCTATCTATGTAACGAACACCAACAATAAATCCGCCACTCATGGTTAAATTTGCAGAGAATGGAAGATTTAAACTAACATCACACGGATCGTATGACCAAGTGTTAGTTGCACTTAAAGTTCCATTGACAACACTGTTAAAGTTAAATGGTGTTCCAATATACGGAATGTAAGTTGGTCCTGTTCCGGTTGAATCTTCAGTGAATCCAGAAAATGTTTGAACAACCGAATCGTTAATGATTAAGTCAATCGAACCACAAACAAATTTGTAAGTTTGACCTAATAAAACACAGTAAACTTTAATGTCCTTAAATGCAACTTCAACTTTTGGGTTAAAACTAGTTGACGTAGAGTAGCCACCGAATGGTGCATTAGGACCATTGTAAATAACTGTTGTTCCAGAATTAGAAGCCTCTATTCTAATTAAAGCAGTTTCAACGGTTGTAACAGTTGTGTCAACATGTTCCAAATCTCCAGTAGCAACGTAAGAATATGTTCCAGTTCCACCCGAAACACCACCAGTCATTCCGGTTGCGTCAATCTTAAAAATCATTGCATTTAAATCAATGAATTTTTTGTTAATCGACATCATCAACTCCTAACACAAATTTACGCTTTCCAAAATCTGGACTACTTGCATCCGTAATCATTAACGGAGAAATAAATCCAGATGGAAGCGAATCAACATCACCTTTACTAACCACAATAGAGTTGATGTAATCTGT